TCGCCCAGGCGAATGCATAGACCATAGCTGTATGCTGATTGATCTTCATACTGTTCGCCTTCGCTGTATTGTTGTTCTGGTTCTTTTTTAAGATCGATTAAATCCATTATCCTACCTCCAATGGTGATGGTGATTGATATCCGCTAAACTGGTTCATCACATCCATTAAAGCATTTTTGTCTGGCCCTGTTTGAGCGCTCGACAGTTTAGCTGCTGTCTCAGCTTGTTGTGCTTGCGCTTGCTGTTGTGCTTGCGCTGCTTGAGCTTCTGCACGGGCGTTACGTATCTTGGCCACTTGTTCACCAGGAATAATAAGCGATGGATCTACACCCAACATATCAGCATATTCATCTGACCAGTTGTCTGCATCAAACTTGTCTAACACTTCTGGTTTCATCTGTGCGACCATGCCCATGCTGTTCACATATCTGTCGATGCTGTTTGTTCCGATAGCACGCTGCGCCTGGGCAAGCATTGAAACAAATTCTACATTTAGTTCCATGCCTTGCAGTTCTGGTGGTGCAGGCGGTATCAGATTGCTTTCGATCATTCGATTAAATGTAATATCAATCAGCGGATCTAACAGCTCATTGTGCAGCCTCTCCAGGACAGGGCCAAGCATCAATAGCTTTTCCTCATGCCTTTCTGCTACCTCTGTCGCTGTCATACGTGTGTCTGTTGCATTGGCTAGCATTAGGAACAGGTCTGCATAGAACGCACCGTTGATACGCCCTCTAACATCCTGGATATCCATAAGCAGATGCTGCAGATTTAGATTAACTTGGAATGCTGTTTCTATCTTGCCTTGTTGGCCATCAACAAAAGTTACGCCGCCAGGCAAACTGTCTACATCTCTATTCTTCATGTAGCTTGGAACCTGTAGAGGTGGCTTTGTTTGATAGTCGATGCCTTGTGCTTTACGCAATTGCTCATGCTGCAGCTGCTTCACATCACCAAGCGCTTCCATACCTGGACTGTTTCCATATATGTCACCACCTGATAAACCCCAGCGAGGTACGACAGCCGGGAAATCATTGTATCCGCTTTCACGCAACAGCTGCTCACTGTCACCACCAAGCTCAAAATAGCATGACTTGAATGCCATGTTCTTTGCGTCACGTTTACCTTTGTCACGCTCTCTGTCATCTCTTGGCTCGACAGCATGGATGATTGTAATCCATGTATCCAGGTTGCCCCGGTCATATAAATTTTTAACGGTTGTTGAACAGTTGTTGTAACCAAACTCCCTGACTAATTCACTAACAGTCTTTTGGAATTCTCTAAACAACGTATTCACACGGCCCTGATAATCCTGACCGATAGCATACTCACCGACTGTTACCGGGTAATGATGGATAGCTGTTTTGTAATCAGGCAGTATCAATGATCCGCCAGTACCGAATGCGCCCAGCTCTTCATAGATGCCATGCAGTGTTCGATACGTATTTGATTTGGTAAAGACTAACCGCATCCTGTCGGTGCAATCATCTAACCATAGTTTGACTGGTTGGTATTTATTTAGATCTGGATCTGCAGTGCCTAGTCTAAACCAGGGTCTAGCTGGTGACGTTGCGCCTGCCATCATGCCTGCACCAAGTGTTCTCAGTGCTCGAGTTCCTGTGTTGTCATAGATAGAATTGTGGCGTCTATGTCCCTTGTTCCTATCTTGCTCGAAATAACGCCCGTTGCGAGGCAACAGATATGTCGTGATTTCTTGCCAATGTGACCACCAGGTTGCACGCTCAGATCTGAGGTGGCCCCAGCGCGTCAGTAGTTTTTCGCGCTTGGTTGTTGCCATGATCTATCCGCCCAATAAAGTGTTTTTGCCAAGTTTAAGCAAGTTCGGATCAATACCCATGTTACCTGTAAGCATTGTGCCGGCAGCACCTGTCTTGCCTGCCTGTTCACTCTCAGAAACAATAGAGCTAACATTAGCTTGTTTCTGGTTCTGCCTATTGTATTCCATATCAGCACGGCTCTCAGCTTTCTCAGCTGCCACTTGTGCTTGAGTATTGGCTTTCTTTTGTTCGGCAAGAGCTTTTGCTTGCTCTTTCTTTTGTTCCTCACCACGTTTAACTGTGTAGGCTGTACCTACAACCGCAGTGACTGCTGCTGTTACACCCATCTTATATCTCCTTTGAAAAGATTATGTCTTGCACACCATATTTCATTCTCGGCAAGATAGCAGCTAAAGGTGTGTTTTCTTTTGCGTGCCATAGCATCAGTTTGCATCCGAGATCTTTTGCTTGTGTCTCTGTAGCCTTCATCATTCTCATGCCGACACTCATTGCCCGGTATTCTTTTTTGATAAAGAGAAGATCGTTTGAGCATAGTTTCATATCCGCATAGTGCAAATGGTTGGTTACAAAGTTTACAGAATACCCTGCAAGCACATCTTCTTGCCAGGCTGCTAAAATGAATATCGTGCCCTGCTCTTCTGCAGCACGATACTTTTCTTCGTATGGCTTGAGCACCATCACATCCTTGTTAAGAGCTATCTCGTTCCAGTGCTCTTCAAATAATGTTTGTGCCTCGACCAACATTTCATCAACCGTGGCTGGCCTAATGTCTATCATAGGATACCCCACTTTCATCTAATTTAACTTCATCGTCATCAGTTACGGGCACGCCTGACATAGGAAACAGATTTGTTACTGCATCGAATATTATGTGCACCCTGTTGTCGTTACCTTTATTGTCAGCGGTGTGTTCTTTCTTATGGTCAAACCACCACACATCCCCGACATTAAATTCCTGTCTCTGATCTCCACAGGTCTGGCTGCATCCTTTGTTGGACTGCAGTACCAAATGAAACCTGGAGTAATAATCTGCATACATTCCCTGATCATCGTGTGCGTCTACATGGCCACCTGGTTCCAGGTTAACCACTAGCACCCTGCCTAGTTCTATCACCTCTAGCCAATCTAATACTGGCTTTAACAATGGCACTAGCTCATCTGCCAGGTAATCCATGCACGGGTAATCGTATGCCCCTAGGTCAAACATCACATAGTAATGGCTCATCTTTAATGGGCCTCTTACAAATATGCATTTAGTATCTTTGTGTGCAGAATTGCTGGCCTTCTGTCGTGCCTCTATCTCATCCCATAGCTCTGGCTTATCGCTCAGTAGCTTATTGAATGGCCCAACGTCTAACCCTGTCGTAATGCGAATAAAGTTATCATCGGGCTGTTTAGATCGACTTGTATGGATCATGATCTTTTTTAATCGCCCTTTCTTGCGCTTTGATGTAAATGTCTTTCGGCTCTTGTTTAGCCACCGGGTGAGCGAATGTTAGGCATAGCGCATCAGCTAGATCTGGTGACCCGGCCCCCTGCAATCGCTTCTTAATTAAATCTTTGCTTTCGAGCACACGCCTACCAGAGCTGTCATACCAGTAGATGGGTGTAGCTAGTTCTTGTTTCAGTGCGCTATCATTCGGTATAGCTCCACCGAGCTCCACCCATTCTTTCATATCCCACCACATCTCAGTTCTACGATTGATGTGCAGCTCTGGCCGTGTAGCCTTTCCACCAAACGGTACTTCGATCACGCTGTAATCTAACTGACGAAACCTATCAATGACGCCTGACCCTGCCCCTGCATCTATGAATACTGCGTCCGGGTCATGCTCCTCTATAAGATTTGCCACCCGTGATGCCAGCTCCATATTATCGATGCCCCGATAAACAACAGGCTTAAATGCCTGTCTACCCTGACGCCTAAACACAACTGATCTATCATCACCAAACCTGGCTGGATCTACGCCCATGACTACAGGCGCATGATCTACATCAGGCGCTTGATAAACACGTTGTGCTGCTAACTCTGCATCGGCCAATGAGATTAACTGGTCATCACCAGCTGCTGAGAAATCACATAGGTATTCCCTGGCAAAAGATGTTTCGGCCATGTCACGTTTTAAACGCTCAACCTCATCAGGATGCAAACTGTCTGTATCGTAAACGGTGTATCGAGATGCTGTCCATCCCTCTAGGTCAACAGCTCTATGATACAGCTCACTAAATAAATTGATACCGCTTGGCGTGCCTATGAATACAGCCCAGCCCAGGCGGTCAGATAAAGCCGGCTGTACTATGTCATTCCATACCTCGGGTTTAATCTGCGCCACCTCATCTATTACAATCCCATCAACTCTCAAGCCACGCATGGCATCAGGGTTGTCACCGCCAAACAATCTAATGATAGCCCCGTTGTGTTTAAACTTAACAAACAGATCGCCTTCATTGATATCGATTACTTTAGTTCTGCGTAGTGGCTCGAGCTTTTGTTTTAGCCTGGCCCATGCAATTGCTTTTGATTGTTTTAGGAATGGTGCAACATATAGAAACAAGGCCAGATCTTTGTCTGTCTTCATTGCCTTGTCGATTAGCTCCATGATTGCTAGCTCGGTCTTGCCGGCCCTTCGGTGCAATGCATAGACGCTAAATCTTTGCCTGCTTTGGTGGCATTGTTTCTGCCATGACCTTGGGGCGTAATCTAACTTAATCATCAGGCACGCCTGTACTGACTACCAGGTTTATGCCGCCCTCATGGTTGAGCCCTACCTTGTCACCATACTTTTTTGGGTTCCATTTAGATAAGAGTTTTAACCTGGCTTCGATCCTGTTCTTACTCCAGGCAACATGAGCGCTATCCATTCTAGGATTATCACCGCCTGTTTGCATTGGCATAGCATCGATGATCTCCAGGCATTCTTCTGCAATAGCATCAGCTCCCATGTCTCGCGCGTGCGCGATGCGTGCCAGAAACTCTGGATCTTTATCCAGCCAATGGTAAATAGTACGCCAGGCCGGCTTACCTTTTAACCGACAGAATGCACGCAAAGTTTTACCGTCAGAGATCCAGTCCAATAGTTCATCGACTATTTTCTGATCTGGTTTCTCAGCTGGTCTACCCTTCTTTGCGGATGGTTTTCCAGTTTTCTGGTGTTTGTGCTCTTCTTTCATATCTGCAAATCTTTGCCACTGTT